AAAAGGATTCATGATACGCCCTGGTACAAGAGTGTACCATATATGTAGTGATATCATACCTATAGCTGCATTTAAAAAAGAAGTTGCTAAAGCATTAGCAGCTAAAAACCCACCACCACCTAAAAAATGGTATCAGAAACTCAACCCATTCAACAAATGATCGTACTAATTAAGCCAATTCTATTTGCATTCATTAAGTCTACTTCAGTTAAACAATTAATAGTAGACCTTTTAGAAGGTTTGGTATCCTCCACAGAGAACACACTGGATGACCAAGCTGTAGCCGTAATTAAACAAGCACTGTTCCCTGGCGGAAAGTAAACAATGGTTAAAAGTAAGAGAGCAAGTGAGGAGACTTTTAATAAACTCCATAATCTTGTTACAGATGAATTTGTCAGTAGAATCGAAGCCGGAGAAGCTACTACAGCAGACCTTAAAGCTGCTAGTGACTGGCTCTCTAAAAATGATATAACTGGCATAGCCTTAGAAAATACTGCCCTTGGTAAACTAGCAAGCATCATGCCCACTGTGGATTTTGATGCAGTTCAAAAGGCGGTGAAATATGGCTCCTAAAAAACTCCCACGCGACCAACTAAAAAGAAGTGCGGCCAATTATCGTAAAAATGACGCCTCTCGGAAGCACAAAAACAGTGCTCAGAGAAAACGTAACAAGCTCGCGATTAATAAAAAATCAAGAGCAGAACACAACGGTGCCAGAAGAAAAGCTGGTATCTATGGAAAAGGGGGACCAGACATGTCCCGTACCAAAGAAGGCGGTTTCGTCAAAGAAAACCCGTCTAAAAACCGCGCCCGTAACCGAGGTAGAAAATGATTGATGGCACCGGAAGAGAATTTAATGATGATCTCACAGACTTTCTAGAGTGGTATGTAGATGCTGGGGTGCAGATGTGTGTACCCCTGGAACGCTCCATACACTTTGTAGACGGTTTAAATTCATTAGTTATATACAGACATGAACCATTTCAAGTGGAACTCTTGACTGTAAAACCTGACGTTTACATCCCACCACACACTCATCCTAATGTAGACTCCTATGAAGTTGCTCTACGGGGTATGGAGTTCTGGATGGATGGTAAGACAGTTCTACCTTTATGGTGGGCTATGAAAGGTAATAGTGATAATAACTTACCTAATGAGTGGTATAGTAAGATTAGAGTATTACCAAGTTCAGAACATGCAGCAAAAGCATCATCTTCAGGTGGAGCTTTTATGTCAGTACAGAAATGGTTAAACGGAGTAAAACCCTCTGCAGTTGGAATGGACTGGAAAGGTGGTTCCGTATTAGGTGATTCTCATGCTAATCAGATCACTTCAACAGAAGAGAAACATGTCGAAAGCGAAACAACCGCTTAAATCTATAGAAGAACAGCTACAAGGGGACTTCAGGTACTTCTTAACTGCCGTTTGGACGCATTTAAGTTTGCCTACCCCTACTAGAGCACAACTTTGTATCGCAGATTACTTACAGAATGGACCCAAAAGACTACAAATCCAAGCATTCCGTGGCGTTGGTAAATCTTGGATTACTGCTGCATTCGTTCTTTGGACGTTATTTAATGATCCAAATAAAAAGATTATGGTCGTCTCTGCCTCTAAGGATAGAGCAGACGCCTTCTCGATCTTCTGCCAAAGACTTATCCTTGAAGTACCGTGGTTAAGTCACCTTAAACCAAAGAATGATGACCAAAGATGGTCTAGAATCTCGTTTGATGTAGGTCCAGCAGCTCCTCACCAGGCACCTAGTGTTAAATCAGTCGGTATTACAGGACAGTTAACTGGATCTCGTGCTGATTTGATGGTACTAGATGATGTAGAGGTACCAAATAACTCCATGACGGAGATGCAACGTGAAAAACTTCTACAATTGGTTACTGAATGTGAGTCTATCCTTACTCCTAAGTCTGATTCTCGCATTATGTTCCTTGGAACTCCTCAAACAACCTTCACTGTTTACAACAAACTACGAGAACGTGCTTATAAACCCTTTGTTTGGCCTGCTCGGTACCCCCGAAAGGTGGCTATGTACGATGGATTACTTGCTCCTCAGTTAGTTGAAGACCTAGATAAAGAAACAGAACTTACTTGGAAGACTACAGATACCCGTTTTAAAGAGAATGATCTCTTAGAAAGAGAAGCGGCTATGGGTAGATCGAACTTTATGCTACAGTTTATGCTAGATACTAGCCTATCTGATGCAGAGAAGTTCCCACTTAAGTTTGCTGACCTAATTGTTACACCTATTAACCCTAAAAATGCTCCCGAAAACATTATTTGGTGTTCTGACCCTAAGAACATCATTAAAGATCTTCCTGCCGTTGGCCTTCCTGCTGACTATTTCTATAGTCCTATGCAATTCCAAGGACAGTGGAAAGAGTACTCCGAAACTATCTGCTCCGTCGATCCCTCCGGTAGAGGTACCGATGAAACAGTTGCCTGCTATTTAAGCCAATTAAATGGCATAATGTACCTTCATGAGGTAAAAGCCTTTAGAGATGGATATAGCGACACAACCCTACTCGAAATACTTAAAGGTTGTCGTAAATATAAAGCGTCTACCCTTCTTATTGAGAGTAATTTTGGTGACGGCATTGTTTCTGAACTCTTTAAAAAGCACTGCCAACAAACTAAGACAACAATTAACATAGAGGAAACTAGAGCTAATGTCAGGAAAGAAGATAGGATTATTGACGCTCTTGAGCCTGTCCTTAATCAGCACAGGTTGGTTGTTGACCCCAAAGTTATTACCTGGGATTACAACTCCAATAGCGATGCGGCTCCTGAGTCTAGATTGCAGTACATGCTCTTTTATCAAATGTCTAGAATGTGCCGCGAAAAAGGCGCTGTTAAACACGATGATAGAATCGATGCCCTTGCCCAAGGAGTTAAGTGGTACACAGATGCCCTCAGTCTCTCCGCCAACCGTGAAATTGCCCTGAGAAAGGCAGAAGAATGGTCAGATCATATGTCAGCTTGGCTAGACGACCCTGAATCAGAGGTTAATCATATGATCCTAGGAATGAGTAGACAACAAAAACAAGAGGCTAGAGGTATTACTAAAGGAAAGCCTTTACCTACCTGGGTTTCGACAAGATGACTCTTAAGGGGACAGTAAAACACGGGGAAGTGGTGCTCCTCGTGTGTGGAAACAGCGGTCAAAAGGAGGAAGACATAAAAAATCTTCCTCTATTAACCTATCAAGTTTGCGAGCGTAGCGAGCCTTGATCCTTTAATAACTACCTCATTACTAATGTTTAAGCACCTAATAACCGTATTACTCCTTCTAAGGATAGCAGGACCAGTATCATACGGTATATACCTTTATTATAATCATGAGTCTAACAGAACAGATACTACAGTCATTACGGACTAATATAGAATATGGAGCTGGTAGATGGGTAAGTGAGGATGGTATTGTAGAAATTACATGGCTTCCTGACGAAGATGATGGCCGAGGTGGAAAAGGAAAAGGTTATATTGATATAATTAACCCTGATCCTAAGAAATACAAAGGCGCACGAGGGTTTTTTCAACTTCAGAAAGCCGCATTACCTATTTTACAGCAATTACCAGAAGCTTTATGGGAATTTAATCCTGATGACTGGGGTGAAGGTCAGAAAGGAGAGATATATAAAAAGATAAAAGGTTTAACTAATGGGATTTTAATAGATAATCCTGATATGCCTAATAATGCTTCTCTCTTTGATACTAGACCAGAGCCAGATTTATCCCATCTTTCAAGAAAGAAAGCAACAACAATAGCTAAAAGTAGAAATCTAACAGGTTATTTTCATGAAGGTAAGCTTTTTCAACCAGAGGGTCAAGCACCTAATGCCCATTGGAGAAACTTAGAATCTAGAAAAGAACGTTTTCATGTAGGTGGGACACAGCAAGCTGGTCTTAGAAAACGCATGGATGAGCGCCAAAGACAGGCTATAGTTACTCCTGGTGCTGAAGATACTACCTTACAAGTAAGAAATGAAGTTACTTCTCAACGTTTAGGTCTTGACCCTGATAGCCCTACAGGATTTGAGAATGTACAGTTAGAACATATTCAAAATGTTAAAAGCTTTGAAGGTAATGATGGGCCTTTTCAATCTGGTGATGCTCCAAACCTTAAAGCTAATCCTGAATTTAATGAGCAGGGAAGTGGATGGAAGAGAAAAAATATCTTTGAACAGAAAAGAGATGCTTCTGGTCTTGATTTCTTGATTGGAATAGATGAGATTTCTGAAAAACTAGTAGCAGTTGATAAGGATTCATATAATAGATATGAAGGTTGGCATGGTCAAGGAATTGAGATAGAGCCAGATGAAGATCTAGATAAAGCTGTTGAAAGAGCTAGAAAAGAGTTATTTGAGAAGAAGAAGAGCTCTGCACAAACCAATAGAGCTATTAATGGTGATAATAAGCCTCTTCAGTTTGATTCAGAAGCTAATGTTAATGCTGATGGGACTATTACCCTTGATCAACCTAATATAGGTACTAAATTAAAGAATTGGGGTGGAAGAGCATTTAGAGAAGCTGTTGATCCTAGAAATATAGGACTTGATGCTGTTTTGAACCCTTTCATTGCTAGACAGCTTGGAATTGTAACAACAGGAGGAAAAGCAGATGTGAAAGGGATAGGAAGAGAAATAATTACAGATATGGGCCAAACCGTTGTCCTTGGAGGTTTATATAAGAAGTTATTCTCTAATCCTTATACAGCAGTACCAGCAGCTGGTTATGCTGCTTGGAAGGCTGCAGACGCTTTCTATGAAGGTAGAGGTGAAGTTACACCTACAGAACGTTTTATAGAGCCATTTACAGACCCTGACGAATCAATGTCCCTTTTAGGACCATTACCCGAATGACCACACAAACCAACCCACCACGACAGATTAAACAACGCTGGTATTACATATTCTGGGGC